AGTTGTTTCATTTGTTCTACTACGCTACGGTGATTAGCTTTAGTAGTACAGTAAATGTTCAGATCTCTTAATAAAAGATCCGTACCATTAATAGAAAAATTAACGCTCTCGTCTTTGCTGGTCATATATTGTAGACGCAGGGAAGGTTTCTTAGAGTGGTAGTGTTGAGCAAGATCCGTGCGCATTTGATGTACTCTAGGCATCAGATTATCTGAGTGCTGTATAAAGTACATCTCTGTCTGTGCATAAGATCCTGTTACGGCCTGCTCTATACCTTTAGCTGTTTCGGTCTGGCCAATCTGTTGTCCAAGGCGTTGAGGTGTGATACCTATGGTTTCAAAAGCTTGCTGCTTAAAATGATTAGCAAGCTGAATCCTAGACATCATCCTGTTAGTCTGTTCTAGATTGAGTGTTTGAAAGTGCTGAAAGTTGAGAGCGTTCTCAGTGTTGGTGATGCTTGTATCAAGCGGCAACATCTGAAAATTCTTCATAGCCACATAAGCTTTGGCTAAATTATTTTTTCCCCAGTCTTCATTCATAGAGTGTCTAGGTAAAGCATTCTGATCTAACAAAATCACGGTACCTAATTCATCTACTAGAATATCCGCAATCTGATTATTAACAATATTATATCCAATCTGAAAAGGCTTCATAAGATCTATAAGAGCTGTAGATCTAGTATTTCTATCTGAAAATACTGATCCTTCTACTGGAAGTTTACATCCATAAAGAGTGTTGTCTCCTTTAAACTGAAATCTAAGAGGTCCGATTTTGTTTTGACCAACACCTAAGTACATAGGATTAACTCCTCCCGGATTATTCATACCCCAGAAAGAAGGATGGTTAGGACCGATCTTTACACCACCCCATACTTGGTTAATCCAAATCCAATCTACATGTTCTCCAAATGCTAAAGTATCTTTGTTTTTATTTTTAATAAGAGTATTATTGTAAATAGGCTTATCAGTAATCTTAAAAGATTCGTCTACAATATCCGTAATTACTTCCCCGTTTTCAGAAATCTTTGTAAGATGCCCTACTTTACGTTGAGACTTCCAATAAGCTGTAGTTGTTCTAAGCATAAAAGCCATACCCATGTCCATGTAGTCTTCAGACTCACCCATGATCCAGTTTATGATATCGCCGCCATTAGGATTACTATTATCGTACATAGATACAAACTGTCTGTATGCTAATCCCGGCATATTAGTATTCCAGTCATGAGACTTAGTCGCATCATAATAGCTTCCATCATTTTGATAACCTTGTAAAGGATAACCAACAGAACGAACAGGATATATTGCTTCAATAGATTCAAGTTGTTCTTGTGTCATTAAATATCCGTATTTATCTATAACATCGGATACAGTCATCATCTCAATCTTGCCAACCCAGTTACCCTGGGAGATGTAACGGATATCCGGAGATTTATGATAAAAAGTAAGAACAGGATTCCATAGCTCAACATCATAATCATCATCTAACATCCTAAAATGCCAAAATTCTCTATCTGTTATAAGCATATCTCTAAAGCCTCGTTCTTCAAGTTCGTCCATTTTGAAACGTTCTTCATCTACTTTAAGCTGATGACCCGCCCACTCTTCACAAAGAGAACGATAAGATTTATCAAAAAAACTTTGTATCTCAGGTAAGGTTTTAAGATGCTCTGGTGAAAGCTGCTGTTTCATTTGCTCCTGTATTTCAGGATCATTTGGATCAGCTCCTTGCTCAATCATTGCGTTTATTAACTTCTGTTGAGCATCTTGTAAAAGTACATCTTCAATGGCCTTACGTTTAAGATCCATCTTTTCATTGTAACTATATTCATCTACTCCACTGAATGTAACTCTAGAGTTACGTTTTGCAAACTCAGCCGTTAGTACGTTTATAACATTTGGAATAATAGGATAAAACTTGAGCTCTAAAGCGCTAACGTCTTCTTGAGCTAATGTTTCAACAAGATCTCTCATCTCGTTATCAGGTTCAACTATATAATCATTCTTATCAATTACACCTTTAGCAAGCTTATAATTTTTCATAAGCCTTCGCGCATTTTTACGGATTTGTTTTAATCCGTTCCATTCTAACCAGTCAAGATTCCAAGCTGTCCATTCTTGATCTTTGTCGTCTCTTTTTAAAAATTGAATAGGTTGCGTGATTGATCCCATACGGTTGTATTCCGCTTTGGCACCAGCCTTCAATTGCATTGCGTTTAATATTTTCATTATCTAATATTTTTAAAAGGGTTCCTCGGCAAATTTGTTTTAGAACTTGAAGAGCTTTTTCCTATATGTCTAAAAGCACTACTAGATAATTTAAACAAATTATCCGACTTTTGCAAGGGTTTTTGATTTATATGTTCTATTCTTTTACGATATCCTCTACTTGCTTGTTGTACTTTAGCAAAAGAAATGAGCGCAGCTAAAGCTACTAACCTATCGACATTCACTCCTTCGTTATAGTTTGCCATCTCTGTCATGGCCATTATATCAGGAATACGCTCAATACCGTATCGTCTTTTTACGATGGTTCCGTCTTCTTTAGTTTCAACATCTATCTCTTCTCTTAGATACTCTATCAAATAACTAAGCATGTGATTCTTAAATAAAGTTCCTGTATTTTTCCAACCATAGTCTTGAAACACGTTTGTGTTAGATCCTAATTCTTTTAGAAAAGTTATCTGACTTTTAGGAACAAGATATTTTTGTAGTTTTCTACTAATCATGTGACGAATAAAATGGCTAATGTTATTTTCTACAATAGTCCATGCATTATACCACTCGATTATAAGTTCAAGACGCTCATGAGTTTTATTAATATCATCAAAACGACCACACCAGGCAGCTACGATTTTATCTTGCTCCATGTATATTTCGTTACGATCTTTATCCATCCTAGTAACTTCAACAGGATTCTTGTATACATAAATAGAACATAACGATTCTGATGTTGTAGTCTTGCCTTCAGAAACAGGATCGACTGAAGCGTAATAAGTTCCCCATGATGCATTAGCATCCGGACGTTCGTAGATTACGATTACTCCTGTTTTATCTTCTGTATTCTTAGTTATAGGAAACTCTTTAATAGGCATTTTGTTGCTATCTCTAGCTACTACTTTGCCTTCAGGATTTCTAGCTAATTCAAGAAACTCGTATGGATATTCTTTATCTTCTATACGTCGTTTTTGAGCAGCTACTAAATCTAAAGGAAACTTAGATACGTTACGGAAAGCAAAAGCTTCCATAATATTTTTCGGATTCTGAGATATTCTGAGTTGATACTTTTCTGGGCTAAGATCTTTCTTCCATACTTCCCGTAATTTATCTATAGCTTCTAAAGCTTCTTCTACTTTAGAGTTACCATACTCATCAATATAAGGAGGCATAGACCACTGCTCTGGTATAAATAATCCGGTCAGTCCTACATTACCTTTATCATCTAATAAGTCAGACTCTATAGCATAAATGTTATTAGCTGTAGGAAAAAGAATCATTTCCTTTAAAGGCTGGCACTGATCAAGATCACCCACAGAACCTGCGGCGATAAACATACCTGTTGTAAGATGTCCTGATTGTAAAGCAGGTAAAAGGTACTCTGCTGTTATATCCATCTTAGGAGCAATACCGGCCTCTTCATGAAAGAAGTAGGTACATGGTCCACCGACACCTGCAGTAGGATCTTTCTCAAACGTTGTCATAGAAAGTACTCCTTTAAGACCTTTGGTATATTTTCTACCAAAGCTATTAGTCTCTTCTATCTGCTGTTGCCATAAACCAATCTTTGATGGATTCATAGGACGGTACCAAGCAGTGTTCTCATTAAGAAAGGATCTGTATTCTTCTAAGAACTTCCAAGAACCTTTATCGTTTATGTAATCTTTTAAAGAGGCGCCTATCTTAAGAATAGGAGTTTCTTCAAACCAGATCATGTTTACAAGTTTAGCACAGTGAAAATACGATGCAGCAATCTGACGTTTCTTTAAAATAGCAACATGCTTATAGTTTAGTTCAGCTAAGCATTCGTATAGAGCCATGTGATATTGCGCATCTCGTACTCCTGGAAAATCAAACTTCTTCTTTTCTTTATCGTTAATCCTTAAAAAGTTAAGGAACATAAAGTAATCTCTAGTTAGATACCAAACCTTATCATCCTTTTTAAAGATAGCTCCTCTGCGACATTTCTCTTTTTCTGAATCCCAATACTGTATAAAATCTTTACTTCTTACTGGAGCCGCACAATAAAATCCCTGAGAGTTAAACTTTTTAGCTTGCTCGTTAAACATATAAGATGTATCATCGAATTCATACTTTCCTGGAACTTTAAAACAGGAGTGTACAAATAAGCGAAAATCATCTCTTGTTTGGAAGGTAGTCTCTGTCCAAACTCCGCTATCCCATGTAGGAATTACTATGTGAGGACTAGAGTTGATCATAAGCTAGTCCTGCTCCGCCTCTAGTTTTAGTTTGTTGTTCTTCCATTAAATCTTTATAAACTCCTTTATAACTCTGACGTATGGCATCAAAATCTTTAGCTATTCTACCTATCTGAGTTACGTTCCCGTCGCGCCCATCTGTAATAGGAGTATAAGCCATATATCTTGCAATGTTATCTAAAGCTTTTTTTATACCGTAGTATGCTCTAGAAATCTCTGTTTCATACATCTGTCTAGAGGACTCTAAACCTTTTACTATTAGATCGTCTTCTGTAGAAAAATCAGCGTTTATCTCTTTAAGGATAACCTCCTCTTTTTCTTCATCTTTAAAATGAAAGAAAGGGTTTAGATCCGGATTATGACAAGTCATATAAAAAAAATATGTATATATCTTAAGGTGTTGTTCTGGATAAGAATCCATTATATCTTTTAAAAACTTTAAAGTATAACAGTGTTCTGTTGGAGTTAGCTTTCCATCTTGTATATCGAATAATCTTATCATCGTTTACGCCATTTTATATTTATATTAAAGCATAGAATGCTGATAGATAAATCACTATAGTAGTCTGATGGAAAAGTTATTCCAAAACATATTCCCGGAAAGGTATGCATTTTTATCTTTGGTTTTTTCATTTTTATTTCTTTACAAAAAAGGTTTCTTTGTTCGTACGGATCATTACTCATTGTATTTTTTATGTATCTCTTTAAAGTTATTATACTCTACATCTAAAGTTATTTGTATACCTGTACCTAATATTATAACAGTGTAAGGTTCAACGCTACCTTCATCATCAAAAGATTCTCTGTAATATTCAACATCTAATATGTTAATCATACACTTTGCAAAATGTAAAACTTCAATCCCTATATCTTCTTTTAATCTTGAGTTTTCTAAGACTATATTAAACTCAAGCATTACGCGTTTTTTCATTTTTTCTTTACTTTATCTCTGTTATCATGTAACCAGTTAATCATAGAAATCACCTCTGTTTTTAGATAAGGGACTTCGTGCAGGGTAACTTCTTTAACTATAGGATTACCGTTTTCATCTTTTATAGCTATAGGGTAACCGTAATTATCTGTCCCTTGTTCTTGAAAGGTAATATGATGTAACTCAAGCTTACCTGGTTTATATCCATGATTATGTTTTAGTATAATGTAAATATACGTACTTAATTGTAAAGCATAATGATTAAAATTACAATCGTCTAGATGAGCACAAGGCCTCATCATTCTTTGAGATATGCCTTGATAGTTCCTGAAGCTTTCTTTTTTTATCTCCTTATTAGTTTTATAATCTACAATGTGCACTGTATCTTTTATTACTTCCACTCTATCAGACTGTCCACAAATTCCTGCAGATTTAAGGTAAACAAAATGCTCAGGATAAATACCTTCTACAAGTTTCTGATCAGGAGATATCTTAGACTCTCCATCGTATAAAGGTTTAATAATCGGAATAGCTACTCCAGAACGTTCGATGGTATCATGAGCCATCAAATCTTTTTCGCGTTCGTTATGGTACCAAGTACCGAGATCTGTTGCTCTTTTACCTTCTGACTCCCATGCTTCAAGAATCTTAGGAACGCTGAGGTTGTACCATTTAGACTTCTTATTCTTAGAAGATTTAATCGCTTGAGCAGGTGCATCAAAGGATTGTTTAAACTGATTAACAAACGTTGTTACGCTTATCCAATCAATGTTTTCGTTAGGATCTATGCTTTTGTAGCTATGATCCTGGGCTTTGAAGGTTACTGACATCTTGAGTTGGGTTTTGAGTTGGTTGGTTTGTTAAGAACTGTAGTTTTTCTTCATCTTCCTTACTTAGTTTTATATAAAAACTATGAAATATATCTGTACCTCTTTCTTCATCAATCTTTTTTAAAGACGGGTCCATAAATCTTTCCATTCTTATTTCATCTTTTTCTGCCTCTGTTCTTTTTAAAGGATTAGTTGGTCTAATATGATAAGGAAGTTCTCCTGCTTTATCTAGCTCATCTATAACATTTTTCATATGTTGTTCAGCAAAAATATTTAATTGAGCAGTTCTAAGAAAAGTAGACATTTCTTTTACGTTATCAGTATTTGCTTTCTGTGGTGGTAAACCTGTTACCTCACTAATAATTCTTGTACCATTGCATACTAAACATCTAGGTTGTGTACTACTTGTTGTACCAGGTGTAGGATCTATTCCTGTACCGTTACATATTGGGCATTTTTGATAACTCATTGTTGATCGGGATTATAGTTTATTTCTTTATAATAAGCATCTTCTTGCTCTTGTGTCATCTGAGCTATCCACTTAGATCCATCTGGATGTGGACACTCTGATGCAAGAGATCTAGTTTTAAAAGATAGTTTGCAGCCACAAACTTCGCAACAAGGCTGTGTACCCGGCATTAAACAGTAGCTTCCTCTAGTATCAAGTTTTGGACAAGAATAGCATATAGACATTCGTTCAAAAGCTACACGCTCTATATCAGGATGCTTAAACCAGCTATTCTTTATTCCCTGGAATATCGTCTTGCGATTCTTCCATATTATCTTCAGTTTCTTTAGCATATCGTTTTTCTCTTATTTGTTTTTTTCTATTAGAATCGTATTCTATGGTTTCTATTATTTTATTTATTCTACTAAGTTTAAGATCTATATCCTCTTTTATTTTATGTTTCTGGAAGGTCATGCCCTCTGGCTTATAGTAATCAGATTGCTCTTCATACTTTTTTTTCTGATCAGCTATCTTAGAAGTCTTAATCTGAAAAGAACCAAAGTTAGATACTATTATTCTTGGAGCTCTTAATTCAGATAAAGATTTCCTGACCTCCATCCAATAAAAATCTATAACGTCTTTTACAAACTCTATACTTAGATCTAGTTTCTCAGCCGTAGGCTTTACTAATTCTTTAGCTTTCTTAGGAGGCACTAATGTATGCGAATTTGTAGTTTAACAATATATTACCTTCTGTCTGGATCTTTAGATCTGGATGCATTTTTATTTTTTTTCTACCTGAGCCATCTTTATAAATAAGGCCTTCTTTCTCTAGTTTGATAAGAGCATTACGTATTGTTTGCGGAGATGGTAAAGGCGTCTTTCCTTTTGCTTTTATATTCTTTATTTTTTCGTTAAGACGCTTTTCAGCCATAACAGAACAAAACGTTGTAAGTTCTGTCTCTCCGGACATTCCTAGATTAGTAAGACACTCATAATCCAGATCACTCAAAATTATCTGGTTTAGATAGCAATGAGTGATTATCTGGAATCTGATGGTATCTGATAGAGTAAGCGAAGCTCGCTTTTCCACAAGATTTACCTTTGCCATGGTTTATTGTTTTTTAAGATTTCTAGTTTTAGGAGACTTGTCTTCTTCTTCTATAGCTTCTTTCATTCTAGATTGAGCATCAGCCATTTCTTCTTCCGTAGGTCTTTCTGGTGGCGGCGCCATCATCTGAGCGATTCTGATATTCATAGAAATACGCTTTGCTCTAGCTTCTTCTATATCGGCTAGTAATACTTCGTATTCTTTCTGCTTTTTTAAAAGACTGATTTGTACATCGTAATACTTTTTCATATTCTCACGATACTCCTGAAGTTCTTTTTCTGTAGGCTCAGTCGGTTGGTTGGTTGTGTCTGACATATTTATAGGTTTAAAATTATTAGCAAATATAAGCTAAAAAGTTTAAACATACAATAGTTAAACAAAAAAATCTCGGAAAATACCTTAACCGAGATTCTTTTGTTTGTTTACTAGGAACTGATAAACCTAATAAAGATCGTATCCTGAAAAAGGACTAGCCCATCTTCTCTTACCTGTATAACGGTAAAAGAAACTTGGTATAAATACTCCAATCGGAGTCTGTTGTAAAATAGGTGCTAAGAACGGAGTATCTACTCCTAAAGCAGCGTCTGCAGGAACTTTTAATGAGTTCCAAGCATTAGCATAGTCTACACCTTGAGTAAAGGTGCCTAAAGAAACACCATTAGCATTTAATAATCCTTTAGTAAAGGTAGCTGATCCATCTAAAACGCCCATTTGAGATAAGTAATAAGCTTGTTCCGAAGGAGTATAAACTCCAGATAAACTTGCTAAGTCAAAAGGATAGATATTGTTAAAAGCTTTGCTAATAGTTATTTGTAACTTATCCCACTCTAGTTCACTAAAAGCTACTATTTGTCCTAAGACTTCGTAGTTAGCATTCTTGTTAGGAGTATACTGAGCCTTGTTAGGAGCTTCATCCGCATTACGAAAATTCCATAGATCGTTGAAGTCTGCTACTTTTAATTCTTTAGCATAAACGCTAGCTAAGAAGTCTACAGCATCTGTGTAAACGTTCTTATACTTACCTGTATTTTTAGGTGTAAGTTTATAAGTGTTCTTTGTAGAATACTTAGTTCCCTTTAGATTATTAGCTATCAGAAGAGAGGTTGGTGTTATTTTATCATTTGCTGCCATACTGTAATATATGAAAAAAGTTTTGATTAAACAAGCTATTTCTCAGCTTTTTCATCTGTGAAGAAGTTGGTTAAGAATTTACCAGCTATACCTACTACTAGAGCAGCGCCGATAAATATCTTTAATTCTTTAGGAGTGTATAGATCTTTTAGCTGATCATAAGCTAGGATTCCACCACCACCTACTACACCGGCACATGCTAATAAAGCATCACCTAGTTTTCTCCACTTCTTAGGAGTAGGTTTATAGTAATTTTTTAAGGTCTTCATATTTCTTTTTTAGCTTTTAAGTATCCTGTTAATTCAGCCAAAGAAGTGCTCATATCTCTCTGCATGGTCTCTACAGTATCCAGTTTTAACCAAAGTTTTTCATGAGCATCTTGTTGCTCTTTTCTTAACTCACCAATTCTAGTGTAGATCTGGGTTTCTTTTTTATC